AAAGTAAGTCGTTTTCTAAATGTACTTCAAAAAAACAAGATGGTGACTCAAAAACGAAACGCAAACGGAACGGTTCTATCCCTTGAAAATTACAGCCGTTTCCAAGATGCGCGAAACGCAAACGAAACGCAGACGGAACGCTCACGAAACGCTGACGAAACGCTGACGAAAACATTAAAGAATATAAAGAAGGGAAAAGAAGGGAAAGAATATCTTTCTTTGGAGGTCGTAACAGATGAAGAGGCTGAGCAAGCTCTCGAGAGTCTCAGAGAAAGAAACAGAAGACGAAAGGAGAAACAACAATGAAGAATGTAACAATCAGAGAAAAAAACGCATATATCGAAATGCTCGAAAGTTGCTTCGAGGTCGTCACAGCGTCGGTAATCAGTCCGACAGTCGAGATACCAGTAGGAACAAGGCTCGCGCTTTCGTTCGTTCTGCGAGACCTGATCGGCATCGCTAAGGAAGCAGAAAAGGAGGAAGACAATGAATAGAGTTATAGAGGTGGGAAGGCTGACGCGCGATCCTGAACTGAGGACGACAACGGCGGGAAAGTCCGTCTGCTCGTTCACGCTCGCTGTCGACAGACCGAGAAACAAGGACGGAGTCAAAGAGGCTGACTTCTTCAGATGCAAGGCTTTCGGCAAACAGGGAGAAATGATCGCCTTCTATAAGGGCAAGGGCGATATGCTCGCCATCGAGGGAAGGCTTCAAAACAATAACTGGGAGAAGGACGGAATTCGCCATTACAGCGACGAAATCATCGTCGAGAGAGCAGACTTCCTTACGAAAGAAAAACACGCTCAGAACGAAGAAAAACAGCCTTCTACGATGCCGTCAGGGTTTGAGTCAATCAGCGACGACGATATTCCTTGGTAGGAGGTGCGGCTGTGTTAGACTTCGGCTTTTACAATATGGACTGCATGGAAGGAATGAAAGAATTTCCCAACAAGTATTTCGACCTTGCGATCGTAGATCCGCCGTACGGAATCGGCGTGCAAACTATGCAATACACAAAGACAGGGAATCGGCGTGCTTCAAGAAAATCCGCCGCCGCCTGTCGTGACTATCGGCGAACAGATGAATGGGATATAAAACCGAGTGAAGAATATTTTCGCGAATTAAAACGCGTTAGTAAATCGCAGATTATATGGGGTGGGAATTACTTCTCGGACATTCTGCCGCCGTCGAGATCGTTCATTGTATGGGATAAACGAACAACGGACGCGATGCGGAACGACTTCGCCGACTGTGAGTACGCATGGATGTCTAAAAATCTCGGCGTTGCGCGCGTATTTCGTTATTTGTGGAACGGAATGTTACAAGGCGATATGCAAAACAAAGAAGAACGATTCCATCCGACACAAAAGCCTGTCGCGCTTTATAGGTGGATACTTGCAAACTATGCGAAACAGGGCGACAAACTACTCGATACGCACGTCGGAAGCGCGTCTTCGCTGATAGCGTTCGAGGAGCGCGGCTTCGACTATGTCGGCTTCGAGATCGACGCGGACTATTATCAGAAAGCGCAGAAACGGCTCGAAAAAAACCGCGCTCAAATCAGCATGGACTTTTTATGGAAACTACCATAACAGGAGGGGAAAAATGAGTTATAAAAGAACTTTGCGCGGCGTTAGTTATCTGATCGAGAACGAACTCGACTTCGCGGCAGACGAACACGGAGCGACCTTCGCAAGTATGCACGAAGGAGCGGCGGTGCTTTTCGAGGAAGTACAGGAAGCACAGGACGAAGACGGAAGCATCGACAATCTCATCCCGTTATTTTGGGAAGCCGTAAAGAATGAGGACTCGAAGCGGGCGCGGATGTTTGCTGAAGAAATCGCAAGCCATGCCGAGCGTCTCTCCTGTGAAGCGATTCAGGTCGCGGCGATGGCTATGAAGTTTGTCGATACAGTAGAGGAGGCGGAAGATGATAATACTCGCGATTGATCCCGCGCCGGTCTATGACTCTTACTGCATCATAGATACTGACGACTATTTCTGTGTTGAGTGTGGAAAGGTGAATGTCGAATCGTTCCGCCGGATTATGAGCACAAGACTCGAATTCGACAAGGTCGTTATAGAGGGTATGTCTTCATACCATGCGGCGGTAGGCGAGACGACCTTTGACACTTGCTACGAAATCGGTCGGCTGATGGAGATCGCAGAAAGGACTCCAGTTGAAGACATCGAGAATGGTGGTCTAACGATTCGACCGGCTGACGTGATAAAACGGCGCGATGTAAAAAGACTTTTGCATCTTCCGAGCAATACCAATGACGCGGGCATTATACAATACTTGACGCACAGATTCGCGCCTAACGAGCCGAACTATGGCAAGGGTACAAAGAAGCGTCCGTCTTGGTTCTACGGATTTAAGGCGGACATTTGGCAAGCCTACGCGCTCGGTGTGGCTTACATCGACAGAGAAGGCTTCGAGCATCGCGAGTGTAATAGGTTTGAGAGGTGATCGAATTGGGCGACATTTGGTATCCGACAAGGGCGGAAGAAAGCGGTGTCACGCGAGAGCAATACTTTTCTGCGATATGGTTTATAAGGGACTACGACAACATGGTGAGAGAAGCACAAGACCTTTTAGACCAGTCGCCGACACACGACGGACAGCCAAGAGGAAGTGGGACGAGTGATCCGACAGCGGCGGCGGCTGAAAGAAGGGAGCGAGTCCTTAGAGATATTAAGTGTATCGAGGACGCTTTCGACATCGTGCCTGAATACTTCCGAAAACCGCTCTATGAAAATCTTGTGCATCGAGTGCCGGAGTACAAGCTGTCGCTCAATCCGAACGACATACGCAAGAAGCATCCTGACGCGATCCGCAACGGTGAGACGACTATCCAATATTGGCGGGTCAAGTTGGTCGTCGCGGTGATCAGGAACAGAGAAAGAGCAGAATGGAGGTCTTACTGATGGGAGATGAATACATCAAGAAAGAAGACGCTGTGAAGGCGGTTGCGAACGCATACTGGCACGGAACGGACTGTGAGTGTTATGCTTTCGCTCACAAAGCATTGGACAACGTACAGAACGCAGATGTCGCACCAGTTAGACACGGACATTGGATATACGACCGCTGTGATATTGTCTGCTCGGAGTGTGGGACGGCATTTAGCGACGAGGTCTGTTATATGATGCGGGACGACGTAAGCTACCATGAGCCGAGACATTGTCTGTGGTGCGGTGCAAGAATGGAAGGAGACACTAAATGATTACATCGACAACCTTATTAATTGCGATTGTTTGCGGATTCAGTATTGCTCTTTTTGTAAATGTGTTGGTGGATGCGTCTGCCGGATGGAGAGCCGAGAGAAAGCTGAGGAAGTTTAGAGAACAGGAAGCAAAGAGAAGGAAAGACAATCCGTCGACAGGGGAGTAAATTCCATGCTATACAATAAGCGGGAACAAAAGATAGAATCACTAATACAATTTCATGTAACTCCTTTCAAGCGTGAAATGTAACTCGGAGAAGACAGTCGACTCGGCTGTCTTTTTCGTTATGGGAAGATGGGAACAGAAACGGCGAACAGGAGAAAAGAACTCCAAGCCTTTTACAATACTCCGGCATGGAGGCGGACGCGGGAAGCATATAGGCAAAGCGTCGGCGGTCTGTGCGAGGATTGTAAGGACAAAGGCATTATCAGAGCGGGCGACTGTGTGCATCATGTGATACCGCTATCGCCTACAAACCTTAGCAACGAGAACATCACGCTCAACTGGGCGAACTTGCGTCTACTGTGCGACGAGTGTCACGCTCGAGTACATCAGGAACGCGGGGACGAGACGAGCGGAGGGCGGCGAAAGGGCAAGCCGTTAGGAAAAAAACGCAAACGGAGATATAAAATCGACGAATTTACTGGAAAAGTCGTCGTCAGTATCCCCCCCATGCGGGAAAAATGACCGCTAAGGGAACATCGTTTGTGAAGGGAAGGCTTCCGTCGCATTTAGCGAGAGATACCAGCAATCGTTGAAATTTAGCCGTTTTTGTGAAGAGATGGGAAGAACACGGCGAAGTTATGGAAAATTACATACTGAAATACCACCAAGCCATACAGAACGGCTCTGTTGTCGTTGGTAAATGGATACGTTTACTGTATGAGCGCATCGTTAAAAGCCTCGAGAGCAAAGAAACATACTATAACGCGAACGAAGCGAACAACGCTATCGACTGGATAGAGACGCATTGCTTCCACACGGAAGGTTATCTCGCTCCGAGTCCGTTAAAGCTCGAGCTGTGGCAGAAGGCTCTTGTCGCTTGCATCTTTGGTATCTACAACACCGAAGAGAATAAGAGACAATACCGCGAAGTAGTGCTGATCGTCGCGCGGAAAAACGGCAAGTCGCTCCTTTGCTCAGCCATTGCCAAATACGTTATGTATATTGACGGCGGGTATGGGTCGCGCGTGTACTGCCTCGCGCCGAAGCTCGATCAGGCGGACATTATCTATAACAACGTGTGGCAGATGGTGACGCTCGATCCTGAGTATCAGAAACTAAAGGAACTCATTCAGGAGTCGAAGAACGAACATAACAAAAAGACGATGGACGACGGCGACCTTGCTCGGCATAGACAGAGCGACTTGTTCATTCCGTCGACAAATAGCCAAGTGAAGAAGATCGCTTTCAGCGCGAAGAAGTCAGACGGCTTCAATCCGAGTTTGACGATTTGCGACGAGGTCGCATCGTGGGAAGGCGACAAGGGTCTAAAACAGTATGAGGTAATGAAGAGCGCGATGGGCGCGAGGGAGATGGGCGATCGTCCGTCTCTTTTGCTTTCATGCTCGACAGCCGGATATATCTCGGAAGGAATATACGACGAACTGCTCCGGCGGTCGACGCACGTCCTCCAAGGCTCGAGCAGAGAGACAAAGCTCCTTCCGTTTCTGTACATCATCGACGACGTGACCAAATGGAACGACATAAACGAACTCGCGAAAAGTAATCCGAATTTAGGAGTATCGGTCTCGGTTTCTTACTTGCTCGAAGAGATAGCGATCGCGGAAGGAAGCCTCTCGAAAAAGCGGGAGTTTATTAGCAAATACGCGAACAAGAAACAGAACTCGAGCGCGGCACTCTTGCCCGCTGAGGTCGTAGAAAAGGCTTGCGGAGAACACTTCGACCTTGAGGACTTCCGAGGCAGTTACGCAGTCATCGGTGTCGACCTTTCTCAAGTCCGAGACTTGTCCGCCGTGTCGGTCGTTATCGAGCGAGGCGGCGAGCTTTACGTCGTTACTCACTTTTGGCTACCCGCCGACAAGATAGACGAAGCATCCGCGCGGGATGGTGTTCCGTATCAGATTTATATAGAGCGCGGTCTGCTCTCTCCGAGCGGGGAGGGCTTTATCGACTACCACGAAATATACGACTATATCGTCGCGCTTGTCGAGGAGTATGAAATATATCCCTTGAAGTGCGGCTTCGATCGTTGGTCTGCCACTTATTTAGTAGACGCGCTTCGGAGTTACGGGCTACATATGGACGATGTATGGCAAGGAGACAACTTGTATCCGATCATACAAACGACGTGCGGACTCCTCGAGTCAGGTCACATCCATATCGGAGACAATGACCTTTTAAAGATGCACTTGCTCGACTCGGCTCTGAAGATGTCGCCGGAGCGAGGACGCGGGAAACTGGTCAAAGTAAATAAAGGCTGTCATATAGACGGCTTTGCGAGTCTACTGGACGCGATGACGATGCGCGACAAGTGGAACGTGGAAATAGGAGAACAACTCAAAAACGAAAGGTAGAAAACTATGGGTCTTTTAGACGCAATCTTTCACCAAGACAAAAACAGAATCGAAAAGGACGCGCTCGCAAATGCACACGCTTCTTTTAAAGTCCTGACCGGCTATCGACCAGTCTTTACTTCTTGGGGCGGGGAAATCTACGAAAGCGAACTCGTCCGCGCCGCAATCGACGCGAGAGCGCGGCACATTTCCAAATTGAAAGTCGAATTTCAGGGCGCGGCTCGTCCGAGCCTCGTCGCGAAGATGAAGCTCGCGCCGAATCAATGGCAGACGTGGAGTCAGTTCCTTTATAGGGTGTCGACAATACTGGACGTGCATAATACCGCGATCATCGTCCCAGTCCGAGACGAAGACCTTCAGACGACAGGATATTTTCCTGTTATCCCTCGCAAGTGCGAAGTCGTCGACTACAAGGGCGAGCCTTGGCTGAGGTATCACTTCTCACACGGTCAGGTCGCCGCTACTCCTCTATACGACTGTGCTGTTCTCACTAAACACCAATACAAGAGCGACTTTTTCGGCGACACGAACTCGGCACTCGACGAGACGATGCAACTCGTCCATATGAACAACCAAGGCATCGAGGAGGCTGTGAAGTCTTCGACTCGCTATTCTTGGATCGCTGAGCTTGCGAACTTCACAAAGCCTTCTGATATTGCCCTCGAGCGAAAAAGATTTACAGAAGAGAATCTGAAGACAGACTCTGACGCGAACGGAATTTTGTTATTCCCAAACACATATAAGAATGTTCGTCAGGTCGAGACACATCCCTACACGGTAGACGCGGACGAGCTGAAACTGATTCAAACGAATATTTATAACTACTTCGGAGTCAACGAGGACGTTCTCCAAAATAAAGCCTACGGCGATCTGTGGAGCGCGTTCTACGAAGGGTGTGTCGAGGTGTTCGCCGTCAGCTTCTCGGAATCCATGTCCGCCGCGATGTACTCGACGCGTGAGAGAGCACAAGGCTCGAGCGTCATGGCGACCAGTAACCGCCTCCAGTATCTGAGCAACGCGGACAAGCTCGCAGTCTCGGCTCAGATGGCAGATCGCGGAATTATGTCGCGGAACGAGATTAGAGAAATATGGAACTTGCCTCCTGTGGAGGGCGGAGACGTTCCCACCATCCGAGGCGAATATTATCTCATAAACGAAGACGGCACAATCTCAAAAGAAAACGGCGGAGAGACCAAAAAGGAGGAACAAAATGCCGAATAGCAAAGACAGAGAATATCGCTCCATGATGCTCGCAATCGAGCAGAGGGCGGAAGGCGAAGAGGTCGCCGACGAAATGGTCGTCAGCGGATACGCTACGACATTCAATGAGCCTTATCTGCTTTGGTCGGACGACGATATGGAGATTTGGGAACAAGTCTCCGACCGCGCTTTCGACAATGCAGACATGAGCGATTGCATCATGCAGTACAACCACGAAGGGCGCGTCTTTGCCCGCGTGAAGAACGATACGCTAATTGTAAGACCTGACGAAAAGGGTCTTTTTGTTAGAGCTGACCTTGGAGGGACTGACATCGGACGAGGCTTATATCAGGAAATCTCCGGCGGTTACACGGATCAGATGTCCTTCGGCTTCACAGTCGAAAAGGACGAGCGCGTAATCACCGAGGAGGAAGGGAATAAGACCAAGATGCTGAGGACGATTCTCTCTGTGGGTCGTTTGTTTGATGTCTCGGCGGTGAGCATACCCGCTAACCCATCTACGTTTATCCAGTCTGTGAGATTCCTCGACGGAGCGATCGACGAAATCAAAGCGGAGCGACTTAAAGCAGAACAGGAGAGAACGGAACGGAAGAGACTCGAAATCAAGGCGAGAGCCTTAGGAGGTAAAGCATGACAAGAGAAGAAATTCTCGCTCTCGATATGGCAGACCTCGAAAAGAGAAGTCTCGAGATCGCTGAAGAGGTAAAGACCGCTGACAGCGAATCCCTCGACACTCTCTCCGAAGAACTTGACGCTATCGAAGAGCGCAAAGCGACAATCAAAGCCGAAGCCGACGAAAAGAGGGCGGCGATGGAAGAAGTCCTCTCCGGCAAAGGCGAACCGATCGAAGAAAAACAGGAGGAACGTAAAACCATGGACAACAAAGAAATCAGAAAGTCCGCTGAATATCTCGACGCATGGGTCGAGAACATCAAGGGCAGAGCAAACGAGGAACAGCGCGCTCTGCTGACCGAGAACGCTGAGAACGGCACTATCGCAGTACCGACCTATGTCGAGGATCGCATCAATACCGCGTGGGAATCCAACGAGATCGTCAGACGCGCGAAGAAGTCCTACTTCAAGGGCAATCTGAAAGTCGGCTTCGAGGCAAGCGCAGAAGGCGCGATCAAACACGAAGAAGGCGCAGCGGCTATCACTGAAGAAAACCTCGTCGTCAAGTTTGCCGAGCTTATCGGTGTGACCTTCAAGAAAATGGTCAGACTGTCCACAGAGGTCATGGACATGAAGACAGAGGAATTTATCGACTATGTGGTTGACGAGGTCGAATATCAGCTCGCGAAGACCGTCGGCGACCATCTCGTCATGTATAGGGGCGACTACGCAAGCGATGCTTCCCTGTATCAGCACTTTGCCGCGGCTGGCACAACTCTGACGACCGCTGACATCATCAGGGCGGAAGGTATGCTCGCGGGCGACGCAAATCCTGTCCTGATCACCACAAGAGCAAATGCGGCGACTCTGAAGGCGGCCGTCCTGTCCGCTGGTTACGGCTACGATCCGTTTGATGGCATGGAGGTCGTATATGTCGACGCTAACACACTCGGCGAAAACACGCTCGCGATGGTCGTAGACCTTTCCGCTTGGCAGTTTAACTTCCCGAACGGCGATGAGCCGACCTTCGTATTCGACGAATACACAGAAGCGGCAGCTGACATCGTCCGCGTTATCGGTCGCGTGGTGGTCGGTATGGGCATCGTGGCTCCGTATAAGACTGTTGCCATCATGAAGGCATAGTCACAGAACAAACAACGAGCCGTCCATCGCGGGCGGCTCTATTTCCCTATTGAGGTATTACGATGTTAGAACTTGTGAAAATGGCTCTGCGAATCTCGACAGACGCATTTGACGACGAGCTGAATATGCTTATCGAAGCGGCGTTCCTCGACCTTACTGCGGCGGGAGTAAACCTCTTCACAGCGGCGACTTCAGACGACCTCGTCAAGATGGCGGTCTGCACATACTGCAAACTCAACTTCGGAGTCCCTGACGACGCGGACAGATTGAGTAAAGCCTATGATATGCAGAAAGCACAGCTCAGCATGAACACAGGACACACTACTTGGGAGGTGTAATCCATGTTTGAAGGGATTGCAAAACTCAAGAAGGCGGTCGTCACTCAGGACGAAGCCTTGAACGAAGTCACCACATACACGGAGCGCGATGTCTTTGTAAGACCGCGCTCTATTTATGCGAGCGAATTCTATCAAGCCGCTTCTGTGGGTCTGAAGCCTTCGTTGACATTGGTGCTCTCTTCCTTCGCTGACTACGACGACGAAAAGCTCGTCGAGTACGAAGGCAAAGAGTACACAGTCACAAGGGTCTTCCGCCGTCCTGATCGCGACTCGGTCGAGCTGACTCTCGAGGAGCGTGTTGTTAATGGCATTGAATAGCAAGAGCGTCGAGGCACAAATCTCGGCTCTTCTCGATGACTACTCTAAGGAAGTCAAAGAGAAGACCGACAAAGCCTTCGAGCAAGTCGCAAAGGAAGCCGCGCAGAAGCTCCGCCAAACCTCACCGAGAGGAAAAGGAAAGCACTCCGGCGACTATGCGAAAGGATGGACGGTCAAAAGGGAGCGCGACAAGAAGAGCGGTCTATACACGATAACCGTCCACAACAAGACGCACTACCAGTTAACTCACTTACTCGAGAACGGTCACGCTATGCCTCAGGGCGGGCGATGGACTCCGCTTGATGGCAAGCACATCGAGCCGGTCGAGGAATGGAGTCAGACCGAAGTCGTTAAAGATATTGAGGAGTCACTCAAATGACGATAGCAGAACTTATGACGGCGATCGGAGAGGAACTGTCCGCTCCTGTCGCTTATTCACATTTTACAAAGGCGGTCACTCCGCCTTATCTCGTTTATCTTGGCGCGGGTCAGGATCAATTCGAGGCAGACGATACCGTCTATTGGCGGAGGAACGTCTATTCGATCGAATACTACTTCACCAAGAAGGACGAGAGCATCGAGACCACAATAGAGGACATGATCCTCGCGGCGGGATGGCAATTCGACAAGTCGGATGACGCATACATCCAAGACGAGGGTCTTTTCGTAATTTACTACAACTTGCAATAGGAGGTAATTCTATGGCGGCAGATAACAACAAAGTCGAATTCGGACTGTCCAATCTGTATGTCGGTACATATACAGTCGCGGCAGACAGCACAGTCACGCTCGGCACTCCGTACCATCAGAAGGGCGCGGTCAGCCTGTCCCTCGATGCAGAATCCGACTCTAATGACTTCTACGCGGATAACGTGAAGTATTGGAGCGGCTTCTCTGATAACGGCTTCAGCGGTAGCATTGAGGTCGCGAAATTCGATACTGATTTTAAGACTCAATTTTTGGGCTATCAGACACTCACAGACGGCGGCGTCGCGGCTGTTAAAGGGGCGACAAAGCCGAACGTGTACATCGCATTTCAGACCGAAGGCGATGTAGAGGGCAGACGTGTTATCCTTTACAACGTCGCTCTCGGCGCGATCGGTAGAGAATACTCGACCATCGAGGAAAATAAAGAGCCTGTCACCGAGACGATCGACATCACAGTCACAGGCGACAACGGTACTGGTATCGTAATGACGAGCTACAAGCCCGCCGATACCGGCTATGCTACGCTCTTCACGAATCCGCCTGTTCCGGCTCTTTAGGTAACACAGAAACGAACGAAGGGAGGCTCTCGCGGTCTCCCTTTGTTTCTGTATATGCGTAAAAACGCAAGGCGTAATTTATCGACCGCATCTGTAAAAACGGCTTAGAACGAAAAACAGGCGGTCAGAAAGGACGAAGAAGATGGAGAAGACTATTAAAGCGGGAAAAAAGAGCTACAAACTCACGAATAAAGTCAAATGGATGCAAGTCTACAAAAACGAGTTCGGTCGCGACATCATGCCGATGCTCGTCCCTGTGGCTAACGCTTTCCTCGAGCTTGCTGTGAGCGTAATGAAGGCGACAGGAGGCAAAGCTCTCGACATGAGCAAGGCGGGCGAAGTCCTGAAGGACATCGACATCGCAGACATCCAGTCTTCTATGTATTCGCTCGCGGGTCTCGAGTTTACTGATCTGCTCGCGATCACTTGGAGCATGGCGAAGACGATGGACGAAGAGACGACCGACTTCGACACATGGGTCGACGAATTTGTCGACGACTTCTTCCCAGTCGACGAGATCGCTCCGGCAATCGTTACGATGAACGCTAAAGCACTCATGTCGACAAAAAACTTCTCAAGGTTTCAGAAAGCGGTCGGAATTCTGAAACCGAAGACGACCTCGACCTCGACAGAATCCTAATCATTGGACAGAGTAACGGTCTGTCATATGATGCAATGATGGACATGACCGTCGGCGGAATCGTCGACTACTGCATCGAAAACCAAAACCAAAGAATAAAAGCAGAAAAAGAAGAGACAAAACCGAAGAAGCGGAAGGCTACACAAGCGGACTGGGATTCCTTCTTCGGATGAGGCTCTATTTTTCGTTTTAAGCCGTTTTATTATCGCAAAGGTATAAGTTTATGGCGGGACAAGTAAAAGGCATCACAATCAATTTTCGAGGCGATACAACGTCTTTAGACAAGGCTCTTCGGAAAGTGAAGACCGACTCAA